AACACAAAGGCAGAACCAAAAGTCTCTTTGTCACAAATTAAAGTTGTGGCATACAAAGAGAAAGCTGAATGGGAATTAGTTCCTAAATATAATATCGGTAAGAAAATTACCACTAAATAATTTTACATGGAGTTAGAAATGATCAAACTTGAATTGACAATCGATGAAGTAAACATGGTTCTTCGCACATTAGGTAAGCATCCATTTGAAGAAGTCGTTGCTCTCGTAGGAAAAATTAAATCGCAAGGCGATCCACAAGTCGATGAGATTGTGAAAGCCGAAGCTGCTAAAACAGCTGAATTACCAGCTGCTTAAATCTAAAATCTGGTGGGAGTAATTCCCACCATTTTGATTTTTATATTATGTGGATTTTAGGAATTCAAAAACAATCCAATGGTTCAATCTGTCTTTTAAAAGACGGAGAGATTGTATTGTTTTTACAGGAAGAACGAATCTCTAGAAAAAAGAAATTTTCTTTTCCATTTAAATCCATACAAAAAATTAAACAGTACACATCAAAAATTGATGTTGTTATTTTCTCTGGATATTCTTATAAGAAACAAGAGAATGAATTATTCTACAGGATGCTTCTTGAAGATAACCTTGTTGATTTAAATACAGGTTGGAAAGAATACCAACAGTCGCATCATTTATTTCATGCTTCAAATGCTTTTTATAATTCTGGATTCGACGAAGCGTTGTGTGTAGTATGGGATGGCCAAGGTTCTGAATTTGAAACAATATCTGGCAACAAAGGTAGCGAAACAACAACTGTTTTTCATGCCAAGTATCCAGCAGAGTTTAATCCAGTGTTTAAAAATATTCATATGAATAATATACAAGCAGATTATTCTTCTGAACACCATATTGATAATCACATTCTTAATACTCCAATAAACTATGAAACGCAATTTAGGTATGACTTAGACATTGGTTGTATGTATCAGGCAGTTACACAGCATCTAGGATTTGATTTAGAAGACTGTGGTAAAACAATGGGGCTGTCTGCTTATGGTGAGAAAGATCCTTCCATTCCTGAACTTATACTTCAGACAGATAAAATATATTCTAATTCTAATTTGTTTGTTAATCGGTTTCGTCTAAACACGGATTTATATCCAAACCTTAATCCTGCAAATTTAGCATTTTCTTTACAGTCTTCTATTGAGGTTATGGGATTAAACCTTATTCAGAGAATGTTAAAACAAACTTCTTTGAAAAAACTTGTTATTAGTGGTGGTGTTGGATTAAATGTTTGTTTAAATTCAAAAATAAGAAAACATATACCCAACGATGTTGAAATTTATATTGAACCAAACTGTGAAGACACAGGAAACTCTATTGGTGCTTGTAAATATTATTGGCATTCAGTTACTGACGACTTAACTAAGCGACCATTAAAAACATGTTATCTTGGAGAATCTCCTTCTTATGATTATTCATTACTACTTGGAGAAACTGAAGAAGAAACAGATTATTCTAAAATATGTAATCTATTAGAATCTGGAAATATTGTAGCATTGTTCCAAGGACAATCTGAAATTGGTCCAAGAGCATTGGGAAATAGAAGTTTATTATTTGATCCAAGAGTTTCCAATGGTAAAGACATTGTTAATTCTGTTAAACACAGAGAATGGTTCAGACCTTTCGCAGCTTCTATTCTTGTTGAAGAATTTTCAAACTATTTTGATACTCTTGGTCTTACTGAATCTCCATTCATGATGTATGCTGTAACTGCTAAAGATGGTGTAAAAGAAAAAGTTCCTTCAGTTATTCATTTTGATAATACTTGTAGAATACAGACAGTAAAAGAAACTGATAACCAGCATTATTATAATTTAATTAAAGAGTTCTATACTAGAACTGCAGTTCCTATGTTATTTAACACATCATTCAATCTTGCAGGCGAACCAATGGTAGAAACTGTGCAAGATGCTCTTGACACAATGAGGAAAAGTAAGATAGAATATCTATATCTACCAGAAAAAAATAAATTAATTACGGTAAAAAATATATAAATACATTATGACTTCACCTTAGGACCGCTAAGATACGAAGTGTTTTAAAGCTGGTGTGACATTACGATACCTCTGGATCCAGTAACCAGAACCCTCTATGCCCATTTGGGGTAGAGTATTTTATAACTCGCTTAATAGGAGAACTACTATGGGTAATTCATTACCGCAATTTGCATTATTTGGTCCAGGATTTAAGGACTTCGACAAATTCTTTGTCGGCTTTGATGAATCAGCAAAACAATTACAATCGTTACATGCTGATCTAACTAAAAACATTCCCAACTATCCACCATACAACATTCGCAAGAATGATGAAAACTCATACACAATCGAAATGGCTGTTGCTGGTTTTGGTGAGACAGAGATTGACATTACCATTGATGGTGGTAAATTAATCGTTAAGGGAAATGTTGACACTAGCACTGATGATATTCCAGAAGACACTTTCCTCTTCAAAGGTATCGCTACTCGTGCCTTCACTCGTGCGTTTGCTATCGATGATCACATCGAAGTAAAGAACGCAGAACTATTCAATGGTATGCTTAAGATTGCTTTGGAGCGTTTAGTTCCAGAAGAATCCAAACCAAAGAAAGTTCCTGTAAAAACTGCTGGTAAAAAAGAGTTCTTGAGAGAAGGGAATAATCAATGAAAGCCATTAAAAGATTTTTTATGGCATTTCTTGAAGTTGTCCAAGAAACTCGTGCTAGACAAGCAGAGGAATTAAAGAAGAGGTATTTTCAAAGATGAAAACCTTTCTATCTATAATTTCAAACTTGTTTAAACAGAGATCTCAGTTGGAAGAATTTATTCTTTCTAAGAATCCAGTAACAGCTGGCGATGTAGATCACTGGACTAGGGTATTTAATCACTCTCAGTATAGGGGATTATAATGCTTAACTGGATCCCTATGACTGATGATGATTGGGATTGGGTAAACGGAAAAATTCCACCAGTACCAGAGAAGAAGTAAAAACAGTGGGGATTTATTCCCCACTTCTTCATAGCATAAATAAAGTTATGAAGAAAAAAGCAAGTGTATTTCCAAACATGGTAACATATGTACCTATCCGAAGAAAAGATTGGGTGCTTAAGATTTCAATTTTTAAAGACAAGTCTATATTAGTTATTGGGTACCATGTTTATACATTTAGTAGTATAGTGAGGCAGTTTGATAACGCTGATTTGGCTGCTTCGTTTATTGATTTTATGGTAGAACAGGAAGAAATATGACAGTGAAAGTATACAAAATGATTAATGGTGAAGACATTATGGGTGAGATTTTCAACTCAGAAATGATGGATCCAATCGAACTAAAGAATCCATCTCAAATCGTTCTTCAACGAACAGAAACTGGTATGGGTGTTGCTCTAGCACCGTATATGCCTTTTGCTGATGGTAATGTTAAGATTCACAAACATGCCATTGCATCTGAGTGTATCCCAGATCAAAATATGGTAAACGAATATAACAGAATCTTTGGTTCTGGTATTCAAGTTGCTCCAGCCTCAGCCCTTGCAGGCTTGCAAGTAGCAAAATAATCCTTGACATTTAATGGCGTTTCAGGTATAATAATACTTGAGACGCTATTTTCCATTGGAGATTTATTATGTTTATGTTTGATATTGAGACTCTTGATGCCGAGTCAACAGCTGTTGTTCTTTCAGCTTCCATCATTCACTTCAAACTTGATGGATACTACAACTATGAAGACCTTTTATCTAATGCTCTTTTTGTAAAATTTGATGCCAAAGAACAAATCGCAATGAAGCGTTCTATTGATAAGAGTACTGTTGATTGGTGGGGAAATCAACATGAGTATGTTCGAGGTGTTTCCCTAACTCCCAAGAAAGACGATTTGACTTCTATCGATGGAATCAATAAAATAAAAGAATATATCGCGAAGTATCCAGAGAAAGACCAAACCTTTTGGTCGCGAGGTTCTCTTGATCAAATGTGTATTGATAGTTTGTGTAAGTGGAACAAACAAGATCTAATCGCACCTTACTTTGTTTGGCGTGATGTTCGAACAGCAGTTGACTTGCTTTGCGAAACAGGCAAGGGTGGCTATGCTGATATTGTTCATCCTACCTTTCAACGACACAATGTTATTAAGCACCACCCAACTCACGATTGTGCGTTGGATATTATGATGTTAATTTATGGGAAATAAATGAAAGAATTTTATACAAGCGTTGTTCAATATGGTAGTAAGATGCTTGTCCGTGGCTACGATACAAGCGGAAATCCTTTTAGACATCGTGTAGATTTCAACCCAACAATCTTTGTTCCCTCAAAGACACCGACAGATTATAAAACTCTAGATGGTAAATTCGTGGCACCACTTCAGTGTGGTAATGTTCACGAAACTAAAGAATACATTGAACGATACAAAGATGTTCAAGGGTTTGAGATTAATGGTAACAATAACTGGGTTGCTCAATTCATCAGCGACACATATAAGGGTGAGATTATTCCAGATACAGATTTGGTGAAGATTCTAACGATCGACATTGAAACTGCCACTGAGAATGGATTCCCTGATATCCCTTCAGCAAATGAAGA